GCCCCCCGGTGGCGGGCCAAGCAGCATCCCAGGATTTGGTCCGCCGCAGGGCAGGCTGACATTGCTGGCTGGCGCTCCTGTGATGACCACCACGCAGGCAGCAAAGGCGACCATCTATTATTCGCCCTACATCGGCGACAAGGTACCAATCTGGGATGGCACAGTATGGTCGATGGCGACATTCACTGAGCTATCCTGTCTCACCACTGACACCACTAAGAACCCAGCCGCTGTCGGTGCAAGTCAAGTGCATGACTGGTTCGTCTGGAATGACGCTGGCACGCTTCGGCTGGGCCATGGTGCCGCTTGGACGAATGACACGACGAGAGCCCAAGCGATTGGACGCATCAACGGCATTTGGACCAATGGAGCAGCCATCACCAATGGCCCTGCAATTAATCGCGGCACATGGATAGGAACCACAAGGAGCAACGCCAGCTCGCAGCTTGATTGGATATATGGCACCAGCGCGGTCGGCGGCGGCGCGGCGTTCTTCGGGGTGTGGAACGCTTATAATCGCGTGGATGTTGCGGCGCTTGTCACCGATACAACAGCCAGTTGGTCACCCGCCGCCGGAACTCGACCGCTGAATAACTCAGTGAATAACAGAGTGTCAGCGGTGTTTGGTCTTGCGGAAGATGCGGTGATGACAATCGTCAACGTGACCGCCGTCTCGGCAGGTAGCGACGCTCTTGGCTTCAGCGTAAGCCTCGATGCCACGACGTTGGGTGCTGCTTCTGGTCCGTGGTCTGGATCGATTATTAATTCGAATCCGCGAACCGCTCACCTTGGTTGGGGACCGGCTGGGCCGGTGTCGGGTTTTCATTTTTGGCAGGCGTGTGAATCTAGCTCTGCGGGCGGAGGATCGACAGTCGTCACGAGTGCGGCAGGAGGTCAGACCGGGTTGCAATTCCGCGCGAGAATGTAGATGCCCATCGACTTTCCAGCCAGCCCAACTGTCGGTCAACAATACACCTATGGTGGTGGTACTTACACATTCTCTGGAAGCATGTGGCTGGCCAATGCTGGGGTTGTGTCGGAGGTAGCATCCGGTTCTCTGATGATGTTCCAGCAGACAGCAGCCCCGATGGGTTGGGTGAAGCAAACAGAATACGATGATCGAACTTTGCGCATTGTCAGTGACACAGCAGGCAGGGGCGGGTCGCTTGCGTTCTCAACTCTGTTTACAAGGACCGCTGTTGACAGCACAACGCTGAGTGTTGCTCAGCTGCCCTATCACGGCCATTCAGTGCCAGCCTATAATTCACCGGCAATAGGTGGCGGCGGAACCTATCTCCAGCAGTCAGGTGGTTGGGCTGGATCATACGGCATCACCTACGCCACTGGCAGCAGTGGTGCTCATGCTCATGGTCTTGACATGCGAGTTGCCACTGTTGATTCCATTGTTGCGAGCAAGAGCTGATGCCGATCGACTTTCCAGCAAGTCCATCGGTTGGCCAGACGTATAGTTATGGCGGTGTGACCTACACATACACTGCGACTGGTTGGTCAGTAAGTTCTCCCTTTGTTGGCGCTGTTGTTGCGGCTGGCGACCTGATGTTGTTTCAATCCACAGCGGCTCCAGTTGGATGGACGAAGCAGACTGCACACAATGACAAGGCTCTGCGTCTTGTTGGTGGAGCAGCCGGTAGCTCAGGTTCAATTCCATTCTCTGCGCTATTTGCTCGCACCCAGATTGACAACTTTACATTGACGATAACTGAGACACCCAGCCACCTTCACGATCTCCTAAACTATCCATCGACCAGCCCTGGGCCATACGCTTCTTCATCTGGCGGTGACGTGGGCTCGCGCGCCAACTCGGATTACAATGGTGGAGGCCAAGTTCATGCTCATGGCTTTGATATGCGGGTGCAATATGTGGATGCCATCATAGCGAGCAAGAACTGATGCCGATCGACTTTCCAGCAAGTCCATCGGTTGGCCAGACCTATGTGTATGGTGGGGTGACCTATACGTACACAGCGCAGGGAAGGTGGTCGTCAACCGTTCCTCCAACTGTTTTCCCTGCTGGCAGCTTGGCCCTGTTCCTGCAATCGTCAGCCCCGGCTGGATGGACGAAGCAGGTTGCGCACAACGACAAGTCTCTGCGCATAGTGAGTGGAGCAGCAGCCAGTGGCGGGTCGATTCCATTCTCAACATTATTCGCTAGGACCGCTGCTGATATTTCAACGGTGACTGTGAGCCAGATGGCTGCACACATTCATCTCATCATGTTCTACCCATCATTGAGTGCTGGTGGTTCTAACACTCAGACCGCTGCTTGGAATGGTGAGTACATTTATATGAGTGCTGCTGGTAGTGATGCCGGGCACACGCACACCATCGACATGCGAGTTCAATATGTCGATGCCATCATAGCGAGTAAAAGCTAATGGAACTGGAGCGCAAAGAGCTTTGTCCGCTGTGGAAAAAGAAATGCATCCAGCTCGACTGCGTCTGGTTCATCAAAGTCGCCGGCACCGATCCTGCGGACAAAGATCGGCAGATCGAGGAATGGGGCTGCGCGGTCAATTTCCAATTCATGGGATTGCTCGAAGTCGCCAAGCGCGTCAGCGGCGGGCTCGACGGCGTGCAGAAGGCGACCGAGAGCATGCGCAATGAGGTGGTGAAAACAACATCGCAGACGCTCGACGCGTTGGTGGAAATCGCCCGCCGCGATGCGCTGCAGCTCAATGGAGGACATCATGCAATTGACCATCGTTCCGAATGAGAACCTGGTCGTCATCGATCGGCGTGCCGCTAAGGTGACGCTGTCCGACCGTGCCGATCTCAAGGATGTCGAGGCGATCAAATGGGATGACGCCCTCGGTTATGGCTTTATCGAATATGCCAACAAAGGCCCGCGCATTGATGCTCGGTCATTTCGCGGCACCGATCGCATCACCGACCTGGCGCCGTATCAATCCATCATCGATGCCCATCGCGAGATCGTGGCGGCCGACGATGCCAAGCACGGAGCGCCCAAATGAGAGCCACCATCGTGCCGAGCGACAACGTCGTTGTTGTGGACGGCCGCGCGCTCAAGATCGAGTTGAGCAGCTATGAGCAGCTCAATGGCCTCAATGCCGTGCAGTGGAATGATCCCGCCGGCTTTATCGAATTCGACAATCGCGATGCGACCGAATTCAAGCCCAACGAGCCGATCGACAGCATCGCGCCGTATCAGGAGATCCTCGACGCCTGGCAGGTCGCCGCTGATGCCCAGGACCTGGCGATGACGCAAGCCACCACCTACAGCAACGCGCCCATCATGGGCGGGGACATCAAGGACATCATTGGGAGCTAACCATGGCCGCCGTCGATCGCATTGCTACTGCACGCAACGAGGAGTTCTCGGCGCGTGTTCTGTTCATCGCCACCAAGGTCGCGCAGGACGTTGCCAGCGAGGACCCCGGCGCGGCCGATCATGAGGTGCGCGCCAACTACGCCGGGCGCGTCATCCGTGGCACCGACAATCCGAAAATGATCGCCACCCATGTCATCTCCTCGAACCCGACCATCGGTGCGGCGATCGACGCCAACCCGCAATTGTTCGGCAGCAACATTCCGGACGGTGACATCGAGTTTGCGCTCGCCAGCATCTGGACTGCGCGCGCCTATGCGTTCGAGGGCGTCGCCGGGTGAACTGCGCGCGCTGCCAGGAAATGCGCCGCCGCGCGCTAGAGGCCTGGCGCAGCTATGTGCCGCGATCACGTCGACCGAACCCGGTCAAACGTCTGTACGAACAAGCTGCCAATGAAAGGAAATCTGATGCCCGCACTCACCGTCCTGAATGGCCCGATTATCCCCGCCGGTGAATCGCTCTCGAATGCCGTCGATTGCACCGGCGGCACCATCGTGCGGCTGACCATGCCCGCGACCTGGAACGGCGGCAACATCACGTTCGCCATCTCCAGCGACGGCCAGGGATTCAACGATCTGTTCGACCATGACGGCAACGAGTTCACCATGAAGGTGACCACCGGCGCCGCCATCCCGCTGGCGTTCGATGGCCTGACCCGCTGCATGGCGCACGTCAAGATCCGCTCGGGCACCCGCAGCGCCCCCGTCATTCAAACTGCGCAGCGCGATTTCGCCATCGCCATCGAACCGGATGCATAGTAAAAAGCGAGGCGTCGCTCCCGTGCCAGGGAACGACGCCTCTTGGAACCAGAAGCAGTAAGGTGCTTCCGATGCCCAATGCCAAGCCTATCAAAAAACTTCCGCCCATAAAATATCTGAGTGAGTGTTTTACGTACAACCGTCGCACGGGCGCGCTGCGATGGAGGCGACGGCCGCGCGAGCATTTTGCTGACGATTCGTATTGGAAGCGATGGAATAAAAGATACGCCGGAACGGTTGCTGGCTATCTAAACAAGCGAATTGGTTATTGGGTTGTCTGCCTTTCGTCTGTCCCATTTTTTGATCGTGCTCGTGTCTCGAAAAATATCTATTACGTGCATCGTATTATCTTCAAGCTGATGACTGGCAAGGAACCGCCTGCCACGCTCGACCACATTGAAGGCAATAAGGTAGATCATCGATGGATCAAATTACGAACAGCGACTCAGCAAAATCAAAGATGGAATTCTCGCGGTTGGGCGAATTCAGTTTCAGGCAAAAAAGGCGTCAGCCTTGACCGCCGTCGCGGAAGATGGCGGGCTCGAATCAAAATCAACGATGTTGAGCAATTTCTTGGCTACTTTGACACCATTGAAGATGCAGCGCGAGCCTACAAGGTTGCTGCACGCAAACTTCACGGTGAATTCTATCGGGAGGTCTGATCCATGACTTACAAGAGCTTTGCGATTTCCAGCGGACATGGTCGTTACATCAGAGGGGCCAGTGGCTACTTGGATGAGGTCGATGAGGCGAGGCTGGTGGTGGAGCGTGTCGCCGAGATGATGGAGAGCGCTGGCGCCACCGTCAAAACGTTCCACGACAATACCAGCCATGACCAGAGCACCAACCTGAACACCATAGTCAATTGGCATAACAAGCAGTCGCGCGAGCTGGATGTCTCGGTCCATTTCAATGCGTATCAGACCACGTCGAAACCGATGGGGACTGAGTGCCTGTATGTGACGCAGGAAGCGCTCGCGAGCACGGTGGCGAAAAAGATTGCCGCGGCGACCGACCTGCCGAACCGCGGCGGCAAGTATCGCAGTGATTTGAAATTCTTGAATTCGACCAACAAGCCCGCCGTGCTCGTTGAGGTCGTTTTCGTGGATTCGAAGGCGGACGAAACCGCCTATAACGAAAACTTCGATGACGTCTGCAAGGCCATCGCCGAGGCACTGACGGGCCAGGCGATTGGGGACATCACGCCGCCGCCAGTCGATCCAGACATACCGATTGAACCGATACCGCCGCCGACAACCGAACGTCCAGTCATCGGCAAGGGCGATGAGGGCGCCGCCGTCGTCAGCGTTCAGATCAGTCTCGGTGTCAAGCCGGATGGCGATTTCGGTTCGATCACAGATGGAGCTGTGCGCGGTTACCAAGCAGCAGCTGGGCTCTCGGCTGACGGCATCGTCGGTGCAAAAACCTGGAATGCCCTCGATGCTCTCGATTCGCGCAAGGCCAGCGGCGCGCGACTGCCGCAGCAACAGATTGACGACATCGTCGACATCGCAGAGGGGTCAGCCATCGCGCGGTATTCTTGGAGCGACCGCGGTGTGGCGCCCAAAGGTTACACCGCCGGAATTGCATTGTGTTTCGCGCTGGCTGCAACACGGCTGCAAGAGGGCAATCCAACCGCGATGACCTTGGCGCAGGCCGACCGCAATGATGCCGCCGAGGATGCGCTGACCTGGTATCGCGCCGAATTCATTCGCAAGCTCGATACCGACAACTCGGAGGATGGGATCGATACCCTGCGCAGCGTGTTCGTCATGCTGCTCGGGCTCGGGATGCGGGAGTCATCCGGCCGCTACTGCGAAGGCCGCGATATGAGCGCGAGCAATGTCTCGGCGGATACGGCCGAGGCCGGCATGCACCAGACCAGCTACAACATCCGCTCGTTCAACGATCAGATCCCGGTGCTGCTCAAGGCGTATTGGGCCAACCCCAATGGCTTCCTGCCGACGTTCCGTAACGGCGTCTCGCCCAAGGGTGATGAGCTGGCCAATTTTGGGTCGGGCGATGGCGCCAAGCATCAATTCTTGAGCAAGTTTGCCCCCGCCTATCATGCCTATGTGACGGCGCTCGGCCTGCGATTCGGTCGTCAACATTGGGGGCCTGTGAATCGAAGCGAGGTCGAGATCCGATCCGAGGCCAACGACATGCTGCTTGAGGTTCAACACTATCTCAGTTCCGATTCAATTGGGCCAGGCATGGTATAGCAGCGATGACCAACGGCATCACGTCAGAGGTCGGCGAAACGACGCGGTCCTTCTTTGGGGTGATGGGGGCTAATCCGCTCTCACTGGCATTGGTGGTGGTCGTATTCGCGCTTTCGTTCATGCTGTATTACAGCAGTGCTTCGACTCTCGAACAACGTAGCGTGATGGCGAAGATGATCGTCGACTGGCAGCAGGATCAACAGAAGATTTTAGCAGGTTGTGTCAGCGCCGATGTGACCAAGGGCATGATGGACAACATGCAAAAGATTACCGAGACGATGTTGGTTTACAACAACGGCGAAATCAAACGGATGCAGGAAGCTCTCGATAAGGAACGAGATCGATCATTCCGGCTACGGGAGCTGCGGGAGCAAGAGCTTAGGGAACAGATACCGCCCGTGCCACCGCAGCCGAGACAGCAAAGCGATACGTCCAAGCATATTCTTTTCCGAGTACCAGAATAAATGACCACGGTTCAATTCCAGCTCGGTGGCACCCTCAAATTTCTCGTTGAGTCGGCACCCCGCTCCGGCGCGCGAATGACTATCAGATATCGCGGGTTAACCCTCACAGCATGGGGCGATGGCATGGCCTACAAACTCCCGAACGATCATCAGGTCCAGGTTAAGGTTGCTTATGTCGACAGCCACGGCAACGCGGCGGCTATCGATGGCGATGTTACCTGGAACACCTCGGACGAAAACATCGCCACGGTGCAGACCGACAGCGGCGACACCACCGTGGCGACCGTTGTTCCAAACGGCCAGGTCGGCCAGGTGCAGGTGACCTGCACCGCGGACGCCGACCTCGGTGAGGGAGTGCGCGAGATCATCACCACCATGGATGTTGACGTCGTGGCCGGCGAGGCGGTGGCTGGCACCATCACTCCGGTCGGTCCGCCGCAACCGCTGTGATGGCCCGCCAGCCCTGGCGAGCGTTCGCTCATAACGTCGCGTGGTTCGCGCTCGCCATCGCCATCATCGTGGTCGTGCTGGTGTTACTCGGACGCTAGGAGGTTGCCATGGCTTGTTTCAGTCTCTTGTGGGTCCAGCAGCTCATCATCTGGATCATCGTCATCGCCGCCATCGTCGCCATCATCCGCATCGTGGTGCCGTGGCTGACCGGCATCATGGGCGGCAGCTTGCCGGCGCCGGTCTGGCAGATCCTCAACATCGTCCTATGGGCGGTGGTCGCCATCGCGGTGGTGATTATCGTGTTCGATCTTATCGCCTGCATTGCCAGCGGGCCGCGAATCCTGCCGCGATGATAGTATGGGAGATTGGAGTCCTCATTTCATGGGGCATCTTTCTCGCGACGCTTGTGTGGCTCTCCTAGCGTTCCTCGGCATCATGCTGGTGCTCGCGGTGGTGAGCTGGCTCGGTTACGACGCCTGGACCACCAACCCGTAGGAGCTGGCCATGACAACGACAGAAGAGATTCTGGAATCGATACAGGCGCTGGTGGCGCGCAACAGCGAGTTGATCGACACGCTCAAAGAGGCGATGGATGCCGGTGACGAGGCAACGGCCGAGGTGGCGATTAGCGAGCTGGAGTTGAACAACAACGCCCTGGTCGATGGCGTCAGCCGTCTGACACCGATGGATCCGGTGTCAGACGAGCCGAACGCAACGCAACCAATCTAGTGGGAAACGTGTTATAGCCGAGGAGTCATTCCCTCGGACCCCCGCAGTGCGTTGTCCCCCCGACCCTGCACCCCGCCGGAATGACCTGAGCCTCGGCACGCAAACCCTGTGTGCCGGGGCTGGCTTATTTAAGGCGACCATTCAACCAAGGGGGGCGACCAATGGGAAGGCTCGGTCTAAGCGCGCTCGCGCTGGTGCTCGCATCATCGGCGCAGGCCGATAACATCACCAGCTGGGCGACCACCTGCGGCACCTGGCAGGCCAATACGCAACAAGGGACGGTCGGCCCCGCACCTGTGATTAGTCCAGGCGGCGGCAACTACAGCGTGACGCTCAACCCAACCGGCTGCACTGGCGTCGGTCCGGCCGGACCTCCTGGGCCGCAGGGGCCACAAGGGGCAACGGGGTCGGCAGGCATGACCGGCGCCAATGGTGCCCCCGGTCCTGCAGGTTCCACCGGCGTCGGCTTGCCTGGCGCACCCGGGGCCAAGGGCGACAAGGGTGACCCCGGCGCCAAAGGCGCGCAAGGCATCCAAGGACCGCAGGGCTTGCCTGGAGAACAGCTGCGCCTCGGTGAGATCGTGGCCTTGACCTCGGCGCTCTCGATGCCGGCCTGGTTGGAAACCGGCGAGCGGTTTGCGGTGTCGGGCGGGCTCGGCGTGGCCGGCGATGGCAGCACGGCGCTCGGCATGACCGGCATCATGCGATTGCGCGGCACCGCATCCGGCTTCGTCGGTTTTGCCTATGAGCCGCAGCGCGGCATGTGGGGCGGCAAGGTTGGCGGGCGCGTCGGCTGGTGATAAGGCTTATCGGTTCGTAAGTTCCCCAGACGAGTCTAACCTGATTGGAACGGTCGGTGCTCACCATGGCACCGGCCGTTTTTTTATTGCTGCCGGTACGGCCTCGGTTGTTGTGGCCCCTGCCACGGGTCAAAGTTGTAATGGCCTGGCGGGCTCGCTGGTGAGCTGGCCGGAGGAGGAGCGGACCTCGGCTCGGGCGCCTGGTGAATAACCGCTGGGCGGGCCTCGGCGGGTGGCTGCTGGGTGGTTGAGCTGATGAAATACCCGTAGGCGACCGCGGCCACGAACGCCAAGACCAGCAGGCCAAGCAGCTCTTGCAGCAGCCGGCACTGCATCACGATGAGCAGGAGCACCAGGAACACCAGCAGGCCGGTCATGGCTTCTGCCCCAGGGCGCGGCGGGCTATGCGCGGGTAATAGTCTGCGTCCCATTGGCAGCCGCAATCGTTGCAGGAATAACAAATTGGCTGCGGATCAAAGCGGGTTCGTCGCATAGAAACCTGACTGGTGTGACATTCTGGGCATTGCCAGCCCTCGCGCACACGTCTGCGATGAGCCTCAACTGTTGTTTCGAATATTTGCGCCTTGTCGGTCACGGCTTGGGCTCCAGGGCGCGGCGGGCGATGTCTTTGGCAGAGTAATTCTTGTGGTCAAGGGCTGCGATCTCTTGCAGCGCCGCTCGTAGCCGCTCGTTGTCGTCCTTGGCCTTCCCGCACTCGATAGCGAGACGCCGGATTTCAGCCTCGTGGACTGTCACGCGAACTTTGTCAGCCGCCCGCAGCCGCTCGTTGTCGGCGGCGGCCTCCCTGACTATCTGCATGATTAGATCATAGTCTCGTGTCGCATAGGCAGTGTTGATTACCTCAACGATATCGGTCATGGCTTGTTCTCCAGGGCGTGGCGCATCCCATCACATGCGGCCCAGTGCTCGGCACCGGCACCGTGGCTGGTGTTTACGACGGCCCAGCCCGCCGCCCGCAGCCGCTCGATCTCGGCGTCCTTGGCCTGCAGATATTTCCCCAATTCCTCTGCGGCCATCGCGTGGCCGTGAGCCTCTAGGGTCAGCCGCTCGATCTCCTTGGCTTGCCGTTGCACCTTGGACAAACTGAAGTCGCCACAGTCGCATGACGGACAAATCGTCGGTCCGCCCATGGACAGGCTGTAGTTGGTTGTGCCGCAGATGATGCATGGACCGGGTTCGCTCATGGCTTGGGCTCCAGGGCGCGGCGGGCTTCCTTGCGCCACACATCCAGGACGGTGATGCCATCGGCCGCCAGGTCGTTGGGATCGTTGTCGAGCAGGCATTGAATCAGCGCCTGCAATTTTTCGATCTCGGCGGCCTTGGTCCATCGTTGGGATTTTCTGCGCGCCTGAAACTTGCGGTTGTTGGGCGTCCAATTGTCGGTCATGCGTAGTGTCTGTTCCTGGCGCCAGAGTCGGTCAATTAAACACTCATGAATCTCGATCATCGCAGCGGCACCTGGCAGGCGGCCATCAGTAACAGCAGCGTGACCAGGACGAGAGCCACCGTGACCCAAGGGCTATCAATCCAGGTCATTTTAATCTTTCGGTTGGTTGCTTGCCTGGTCGCTCGGTCTTAAATTGTGAGGCAGTCCCGAAGGACCCACCGCGACCTCGTCCTTGGTGTCGCGCGTCGGAATTCAGGATCAGGCCCGCCTCTGGCGTCAACCAGGAGGCGGGCCGTTTCTTTCGCGCGCCGGCACAGCCTTATAGGCGCCTCGACCATAGCGGCAGATCAGGTTCTGCTGCACCAGGCTGGTGAGCACGCGCTGCAACATCCTGAAATCCGGCGGCGGATATTCCTCATCGGGAGATTCGAATGCGGTGAAATGCGCGCGCAACTGGACCATGGTCACCCGCCGCTTGCGCCTGATGAAGCCGAGCATCTCATCGCATAGGCAATGGAAATTGTAGGTTGCGCTCACTCGCGCATTGAGCTGCAAGATTGACTTCGGCTCCTCGCTCTCGGGAATGTAGCTGCCGACAATGCCAAGCAGCTGCTTGAAAATGTCGGCGGTGCGCCGGTCGCCGCGACGGCGATATTCGTGCTGCTGCACAAAGCAATAATTTTCCAGCGCGTGCATTTCATAATCCTCGGTCAACAATCTGATCCTGGATGCGGTCGGCCTCGCAGCCAAGGCGCCAGGCCAGGTCGTCATGATGGTCATGCTTGGTTGCGACCGGCGACTCGGCCAGCACGCGATGATATTCGGCAAGGATGCGGTGCAAGAGCAACGCCTCGGCGGCCGTCAACGTTATTTTGGGCATGTTCTCCCCGCTATTCAGATGGCTCGTTCTTGCCCATCCGCTGCCAGGTGCGCTGCCAGCCAACGGCGCGGCCGGCGGCCTCGATGGTCGGATTGGTTGGCCGGCGCGCCTTGCCAAAAAACCAATTGCGCATCGTGCCCGTGCTCGGGCCGCCAGCTTCCTCAATCTGGCGTAGATCCTTGCCATTGACCCGGTGTCCGTAGTGATCCTCGATGATGGTTCTCAACTCATCAATTACCGGATCTTTGGTGCGGAAGCGGTAGGCGCCGTAGAGCTTGCTCATGACCTGCGCCGTCGCTTGATGACACGCACACCGCGCTTGGACGCAATCGCAATTGGTATGGCGGGCGGGTCGGTCACGAATGTGTAGGTGGTGGCGCGGCCTTCGCCATGGCGCTGCAGCAGTTTGCGCTTAACGGCCAGCTTGGCGACGTGTGCGGCATTGCTTGGGTTGCGGCCGATTTGAGTCAGCCAGTCCCTGATGTCGCGAAGGCGCAGTGGCTCGGTGGAGTTGTTGACCCGCAGCCACTCGGCGAATTGCGGGATCAGTGGCGGGCCGTCGTTGGTCTTGCCCAGGCGCGGGTTGGGCTTGATTGCCTTGGCGATGTTATCGCGCTCGGTGTCGACCGGTTGAACCTCGGGCGCGCCGACCGCAATGCCGACCAGGACACGCAAAGCATTGGCGAGCTTGCGGTCATCGCAAAAAAACGAAACTCGAAACATTGATAGGTTCCTTGGTTTTCGAGCCGTCAACGCTCGGGTGGTAAAGATTAGGACGGATTGCGTTAAGGTTGCAATTAATATCGTAGGCGGTCGATCATGCCCGGGTCACCCGCAGCTCGGCGTCGCAGGCCGGGCAGGTGATGGTCTGGCGGTCGCAGTCGCCCTCCATGCGGAACTGATACTGGCAACCTGGGCAGACCACCTCGGTCAGCAGCTCGCCGACGACGTCGAAACTCATTTTTCCGATAGCCTCGTCGGTCATTGATTCAGCTCGGTTTTTTTGCGCCTGATTCGGCTCGAATGGGCTTTACCGGGTTTCACCCTTAGTCTGATATTGCTGGGTTTTTTCCAGGACGCCCCTTGATTCCTTTGGGGATTTTTTTCTCGTCAAACTCATGATTTGGTAGGCCCGGCTTTTGGCCAGCCCGCACCCCTCCCGAACGATGGATTCCCACTCGGCGCCGCTCCTGCCCTCGATGTCGCGCAGGCGTGCCAGGTGGATGGCAACATCGAGCCAGATGGCGTCGCGGGTGCTCGGTCGGATGGTGGCCCGCGCCAGCTCCATCATAGTGTTGACGGCCTTGACGTTGGCCTTGTCGCGCTCGGTCAACATCTCATTCCGCCACGCTCATCAGCTCGTCGAGATATTCGTTCAAGGACTTGCTGGTGATGCGGGTGCGGCCGGTGCCAAACGGCACCAGCACCAGCCGCCCCTCTTTCTTGAGCTTGTAGATGGTCGGTCGCGAGCAGTTTAGAATCGTGCAAACCTGCGCAATGGTGAGGAGACTGCGGTCATCGCGCGTTTTCGGCAGCTTGCGTTTTCTTCGTGCCATCACCGCTCCCGTCACCTCGACCATGACCTGTCTCCCTTATCCATCGGAGGTGCGCGGGCCAGCGGTGACCGCCCGCGGCATCGGCTCATCCGGTGAGCCATCCGGTTCAAGTGCGTTGTGTGCCGCCTGGATTTTATCCACCTCATTCGCCAGGGTGGTGAGGTTCACCGCAGGCCGCACCTCGCCCTGCGCGGTTTCGAGCAGACGCAGAATGATCCCGCCGGCAGTGTGGAAACCTGCCACCAGGGCATTGACCCGGTTGCGGTAGGTGTCGCGCTCGTCGGTGAGCTGCTCGCGCTGGACGTCGAGCATGCGCTGCAGGTCATCCTCGCGCTTTTCCATACGCACAATCTCGGCCTCGGCCACCATGGCGCGTCTGCGCCATTCCTCCAGCTCCTGACCCAGCCGGTCGATCTCCTGGATCTGGTCGATGTGGCGTTGCGCTGCGCGCAGGGCCTCGTCGGCATAGGCGTCCTGCACCGCTCGGTTGGGTCTGGCCACCGGCGGCGGCATCGGCGTGACTTTCGGCATGGTCGGATTATTCGCCATCATTCACTCCTAGTCCTTGGCGGGCTTGAAGCCCTTGGGGGTGGCCGGATCGGCGGGAGGGGCGTCGGGGTATGAACCCTTCCCCTCCTCGCCGCCCTCCGGTGCATCGCCCGCAGAGTGGTCGCTATCAACAACAGCAGTATCTGCGGGCAGCGGAGCTGGATCATTCGGCACCTGCATGAGGCCCAGCGGCACCTCGGGCAGGTCATCCTCGCCAACGATGTCGCGCGCCGAGGGCAGCATCTTGCTCAATCGCCGGATGGCAGTCTTTTTTGCCATTTCGTCCCAATGTAATTTCCAGGGCGAGTCCTCGCGCGTGGCTCGGCTCATTGCACGAATTTTGTTGACCTCGGCGAGGGGCATGACAGCCACAAACACACCGCCCTCTTTGGTCGTTGCCAAAGCATAAACGCGGGTCACCGGTGTGCTGATATCCTCACCTGGAACGTGGCGGAAATGCTCGCCATTCTCGTCAATCCAATGTTCGAACTCCTCGCCCTCCCGAACAACGCCTGCCGTTACCCACTTGAACTGACCGCTGCGCCTAAACCGGCGCAAAAGTCCGGCGTACATCGGGATCCAGGTTGCGGTGGATTTGAACGGCACGATGGCGCCCTCCTGGCCATCCGGGAGCAGACCGTCGCGGCAGGCGCGAAGGCAACTCGTCCACAAGCTCGTCCAGCTGCAGGCTTGGATCTCCGGATTGAGCTGCGCCGAGGTGATCGCCGCTCGGATGAATGCATCGACCGAGACATCGCTCGGCAGGGCATTCTTGATTTCGTTTCGGCGCTGCTCCAGGCGGTCGCGCAGGACCACCAGCGGCGGCTTGTTGGTCGGCAGGGTGGCGACGTCGGTCATGGCATTCCTTTCGTTAACAGGGTCATGGTGAGTAGTGCGACGGTGGCGCCTAGCAGCATCGAGGTGACGACCAGGAGCGCAATGGTGCTGTGCTTGACCATCTTAAGCTGCTTCGCCCTCTCGGTTGGTGCGCTCGAATTTCCTAATCTTGTTGAAATGCAAACAGGTCGGACAGATCTTCTCGCGCGGAAAACCGTGCGGGCATTTGTGATGGCGGCGCATGTAGTCGTGCGCCCACTCATCGGCCTGGCGCCAGGCACGGCGCATCTGCCATTGATCGATCAACGCCAACACTATGATGAACACGCCCATGGCGCCGATCAGGCAAGCGATGGCTATCACGGCGGTAACAAAAGTGGATGCCAGTCCGGTGAAGAACGTGCTCATAGGGTTTCCTCTCGCTTATCGCGAATTCTTAATACCCTCCCGGTGCGCGCCTTGACGGTGTATTCTTTTCTGTTTTCCAGCTTGTAGGTGATGCGCCATCCCGTTAGCCCGGAAGCCTGCTCGGCATCGCCCAGCAGATATTGCACCTCGGCGTTAATGGCATCGACGCGAGCCTGTATATCCTTAATGCTCGTGCATAATGCCGCGCGAGTCTCCAGCAGCTCGGGCAATTCGTTGTGGTGAGATAAATCGCGGACTAACCCCGGTGTCACCTTGCGGGTCAGGGCCTTAATGACCTCGGCGTCGCGGCTGAAATCCGGCTCCGGCTCGATGCCGCGCCGGACGTTGTCCCAGAACCTCTCGACCGTGGCGATGATGAGCTGCTCGGCCTCGGCGTCGCGGGCAATCTCAAAGATGAAACAATCCATCGCGAACGGATCCACCACCAGCGCGCCGATGGCGCCGAATGCAGCGTCGGTCATCAGCATCTCGGTGCGCAGCTGCCATACAATCCATTCCGGTGGCACCCGACCCTGGTCCCAGGTTTTCGCAATGACCGAGGGCGCGACCGATTTTGCCTGGAGCACGCCCCTGCCTCTCGGATCCCCCAAGATCCAAAAATCCGGCGAGGCACCCAGGCGCAGAGTCGGGTCGCGGTAATAGGCATTGACCGGTTCGACCGTCCACTCCGGTCGCAGCTCGGCCACCGCTTCGCCGACGACTCGCTCCAGCCATCGACCGCGCCGCATGATGAGGTTTTCGGTCGGCGCCTCGAACTCGGTGCCTCGCTGCTCGGCGTAGAGCTTGAGGCTTGTCTCATAGGGCGACACATCGAACAGCGCACCGATACGGCTGGCGGTGACGTCCTGCTTGCGCCAGCCCAACCACTCCTCGCGGCTGACAATCGGATGGCATTCGACAGTCATCGGCGTGTCCGTTCCGGCTTTTTCTGTTTCCGCTTTTCCATCAGCTGGACATACCAATCCTCGGCGCCGTCGTAGTCCTCGGCTGGCGCAGCCTCGGTGACTGGCTCGGGTGCAGGCTGCTCGATGGGTGGCGGTGGCGATGGCTCGATGGTGATGGGTATCAGGGCCAGGTTGTATTTCGCGCCCTCGGTTTGAAAGTGTCGCCACAGCTCGCTGCGCTCATCACTCGATGCCTGCTCCCAGCATTGCAGCAGGGTTAGCGGCGCCATCGTCGGCTCGGCTGGCGGTGTCGGCGCAGGGATGTAGCGGTCGCCATAGGTCACGCGCAGCCATTCGATGAACGCCAGGTGTTCATCCTCGTAGGTCAGGTTCCAGGCCTGCTGCAGTTTCGGCAGGTCATCGAGCCAGGATTTCGGTTGCGCTGGCTCGGGCAGGACCGGCTCCGGTTCATCGACCTCGGTGAGGGGCGCCGGTGCATGGCCAGCGCAGGTGGGACAGATGTGCAGGTTTTTCCATTTGCCGATCTCCCAGCCCTCGCGCTGGAACCACTTGCGCCGCATATCGTCGGTCATCTGGCTGGCGTGCTGCTCGCCCTGGCGCCCGCATTTGCTGCAGGCGACGATATAGACGCGCTTGATCGCACCGGTGGACAGCGGCCGTTGCGTGATGGTGTACCAACGGTCGGTACGGTGGGACATTATTCAGCAGCCTCGGACTCAGGCCCAAAGATCGGATTGAGGTTGAGCCGCTTGCGCAGGATTTCGTACAGGATTTCCTGCGGCTTGTTGCTGGTGCCGCGCACGAACTCCTCCAGCTTGAATCCGCGCAGGCGCTTGACGTACTTGTCGAGGAAATAGAAATCGTTGCGGTCGGCGCCATCCCAGAACTCGGAGTAGTTCGAGCAGAGTGTGGCGATGGTGAGCATGAACTTGAGATTGAGCTGCGGGCGCGGCTGGCGGCGACCGGTGAGCTTGCGGATCGACCAGACCTTATCGATAGCGTCGAAAAACCGGATGGTGTTGGCGCGCACCGCATCCGGTCCGGTCTTTTCCACCAGCGCATCGAGGGCGCTGGCCAGGTCATAGACCTTGGTGCTCTTGAGCGCACCGCCCTTGTGGCAATGCAGGGCGCCGACCACGCGGGCCAGGGTAAAGCCGGCAATCAGCTCGCCACGGCCATAGGCCTGGTCCCAGGCGATGCGATCCTTGAGCGCAAACGCGGCGTCCTTGGTCAGGGCTCCGACCAGCATGTTCACGGCGGCGGATTTCTTACGCTGATTGCGCAGCAGGACGCTCGGCGCGATCCTCACCTCGGTGGTGCCGAGCTTGCCGAACAACTCGTTCTCGGTTTCCTCGGTGGTGTCGAACAGGATCTTGGCGCCCAGGTTGATATGGACGTCGGGACGCTCGGCCTTGGCGGCGGCGGCAGAGAACACGCGCTGACCACCATTGATGCAATAGACCGGGTCGAGCAGTGCGATGCCGGCAATGGTACCGTTTTTCTTGATGTCCCTGGTGCGGGTGCCGCGCATGCCGAGCGTAATGTCGGCCATGGTTTCGTTCTGGAAATAGGCGCTCACTAATCCGTTGGTGTGCTTCTGGGAAAACCCGCGCTCGCGCTGATAGGGTCCGAACTTGACGTAGCGCAGCGTCTCCTGGTCGACGTGCCCACGCACGATGACCTGACCGGTTTCCGCATCATCCTCGTAGGAGGGGTCGAGAATAATAACCTCGTTCTTGATGGTCATGGCCCATCCTCTTTCAGGTTCACATGATCGATAAGGTGCTCGATAATTTCTCCTGCTTCGGTCTTCGGCATTGCCCTGAGTAGGTACACAAGCAATTCCGTTTTCTCCTGCAGCGATGCCAGCTCCCATGGATGAGTCATGCGTTTGATCCAGGCCTGCTGCAGGTGTTTCACCACCCGCTTGGGCAGCGCCCCGAATTGTCGAGCGCTGGTGGCGAGCGCCGACACCGGCTTGCCCGCGGCAGCATCCTCGACCAGCTGGCGCACGATCGGCTGCAGCTCGCCCTCCTCGGCGCCGCGGTTGAGCATCAGCAGCTCCTCCATTTCCTTGGCGCTGTCGAGCGAGGTGCCGCGGATCTTCGCCATCGTCAGCTCGCCGAGCTTCAAGGTGTAATGGATCATCGAGCGATTGCGCGGGGCATAGGCCCGGCGCTTGTGGTCACGCTCCGGCTCGGGCTTTTTGGGCACGTCCATGAACAGATGCCGATTCGCGTTCCAGATATTCTGATAAGATTTGCGGTCGACGCGATTGAGCAGCTCGCGGGCGACATCGATATTGGTTGCCAGCCCGCACAAGGCAATGCGCTCGTTCGAGGGGAAATAGTTGAGGTTGGCTTTGAACCAATCGTTGGCGGCCACCCCGATCGGCACCATGCTCTTGGCTTCCAGCAGCGCGGTCGCAATCTGCAGGCTGGCCTCGGTCCAATCGGTGCGGTTGCCGCTGCTCAAGCGCGCCAGGGCGGCGTTGATCTCGGTGCGGATGCGCTCGATGCGCGGATTGTTTCCTGCAGTCGGCAGGAACGTCACGTTGGCGGCGGTCATGCGAAAAGCGTCCTTGGATGCGGCGGGCATTGTAAAGGACCGGCAACGGTTGTAAAGCCCCCGGTTTAGGAGTAGGTTCCTAGAAACTATTTTGTCTGGGGCACCTTGACCCATAACCCATTATGGCCCATATTGAGGTTGTCCGGTTGACGCCGGGAAAAACCAAGGACCTCGCAATGTTCAAGACCACCATTTACGGCCTGCCCCTCAATCCCATGCCTGCGCTTGAGGCGCTCAAGGGCGCCAGCTTCTGCGTGAGCTACGGCACCAGGGGCAAGCTCGGCAAGCAGCTCGACCAGGCCATCGAGTTGGTCGGTGATGACGGCATCCTGCTGGTCGACAACGGCGCATTCAGCGCCTGGAAGGCTGGCACCGACACCATGAACGACGAGGCCTATTTGGAGGGCTTCGCCGAATGGGCCAACGACATTCTTGATCGGTGCCCGCAGGCGGTCGCGGTGTTGCCCGACGTCATCGACGGCACCGAGCAGCAGAACGCCCAGCTCGTCAGCGAGACGATGGGCATGTTCCCGGATGAGCGAGCGATGCCGGTCTGGCACATGCATGAGAGCCTCGGCTACTTGCTCCACCTCTGCGAGGGCTTCGGCTACGTCGGCATCGGCAGCAGCGGCGCCTACGCCAACCCGGCCACCGCCAAGTGGAAGGCCAGGATGGCCGAGGCCTTTGCCGCGGTCGACAAGTGGGAAGCCGAGAGCAACGGCGCATTCCTCCGGCCTCGGTTCCACATGATGCGGGCGCAGGCCCAGGCGCATTTGTTCCCGCTCGACAGCGCCGACAGCACCAACGTCGCCATGAACCACAATCGGCAGCTCCGGAAGCGGGGCGAGAACATCGCCGCGTTCGCCAAGCGGGTCGACGCCAAGGTCCAGGCCAGCGCCGGTCCGGAAGCCGAGCACCAGGTCAAGCGGCCGTTGCAGGGCTGGCGGGAGATGGAGGAGATGCGGCTCGTCTGGTTGTTGGAAGCGCACGGCTACCGGGTCAGGGAGCCGCTCCAGATGCCCGCGCCCGACCCTTTTGAGATCCCGGAATTCCTCCGGAGGGCGGCGTGATGGGCTACGTCACCGACGCTCTCATCATCGTCTGGGCGGCGTTCCTGCCGTCCATGATCGTCATCTGGTGGTTCCTCTATTGAGGTCTGAAATGAAATTCGTTCACAACGACGGCGGCCGGGTCGCGGCTGGCTTCAAGGGCAACACCGGCGACTGCGTGGTCCGCGCCATCGCCATCGCTACCGGCCTGCCCTACAGCCAGGTCTATGACGAGCTGACCGAACACATCACCAGCTTTGTCGATGGTCGCAGCAAGGCCGCCAAGCGGCTCAAGGCTCGCGGCAAGACCAGCCCGCGCAACGGCGTGTCCAAGCACGTCTACCGCCCCTACCTCGCCCGGCTTGGTTGGGAGTTCATCCCGACCATGGGATTCGGCACCGGTTGCCAGGTGCATCTGCGGCCGGATGAGCTGCCCACGGGCCGCATCATCGTGCGGCTCTCGCGCCACCTGGCGGCCGTCATCGACGGCGTGCTGCACGATACCCATGACTGCACCCGCGCTGGTACGCGCTGCGTCTACGGCTACTACCGGAAGCGAATGGGAGAAATCTGAATGACTCCCATCCGAAAAAATTATTGGCTCGGTGTTTTAATCGGCACTTGGCAGAACCGGGTTCGTCCGCGACTATCGGTACAATATTGCTGGGGACGTTGAACCGGTTTCGACGCTGAGAGCGACCACCCGATGATGACCATCGGTAACCAGGGACCATAAACATGACAATGCAATACGTGCTGGAAGCGAGCACAACCAATGGCGGCACGCGCGGCCGCACCGTCAAGTTCACCCCAGAGCGCATGGCGCAGATCAAAAATCTGGTCGAGCGCGGTCAGACCCGCGACGAGATTGCCGACATTATCGGTTGCACTGTCGGCTCGCTTCAGGTCACCTGTTCGCGCGCTGGCATCAGCCTGCGTCGCCCGCGGCCGGAGGGTGCCATGCTGTTGCCCAGGAAAGCCAACGGCGGTAGTGACGGTCACACTCGTGGCATTCCGCCCATGCCCCAGCCCGCGCAGGAACGGCCATCGGTTGAGCCAGGCCAGGTCAAGGCCAGCCTGGTGGTGCGGATGGAAGCCAGCGGCAAGACCCGCGAAACCGCGGTGCCGCTGCCGCTCGATATCATCGGTGAGCTGGCGATCATGGCTGATTTGAACGGCCTGCGTCTCGGTGATCTGCTGGCCACGACCCTGGCCGATTTCATCCGCAAGTTGGAAGGGCCGGGAGAAAATAAATAGCCTCAATGCCCCTGGCCCACCTTGACCCATGGGTGAGACAGGGCTAGATTAGAGCTATCGGTGGTTGACGCCACCCTCGAACCAAGGACCCCCACATGGCTCGCCTGCAAGAATGCCCCTGCGGCTCCGGTGAATATCCGGATGCCCTGCAGGACGGCTACGGCATTTTTCTCTGCTACGCCTGCTCGAAATGTCAGCGCAAGAAAGTCGGCGGCTACCGCAAGGACATCTTCACGCGGTACGCCACCGACGAGCAGATCGAGGATGATTACTGATGGGCTACGCCTACGCCACCAGCGCCTGCTTCGGCTGTGGCCGCCTGTTCTCCTATAACCCGGTGCGGGTGCCCAGCATCCGCCACCAGGGCGACCGCAAGCCGGTTTGCGAAACCTGCGTCGAGCGCGCCAATCCGGAGCGCATCAAGAACGGGCTCGATCCCATCGTCCCGCATCCGGAGGCCTATCAACCCTGTGACGAAAGCGAACTGTGAAAGGAACCTGACTCATGCGTACTCTCATTGTCTCCTCTCTCGCCGTGTTCGCCGTGCTCGCCGTCATGGCGCAGACGGCCTCGGCCGATAGCATCAATCGCTCGTTCTATGACAAGAGCGGCTCGTTCGCGGGCAGCTCGGTCAGTCGCGGCAACTCGGATTCGTTCTACGACAAGAGCGGTCGGTTCTCCGGCAGCTCGATCCAGCACGGCAACCAGCGCAGCTTTTACGACGGCTCCGGTCGGTACTCGGGCAGCACCACGATCACGAGTCCGCGGCGGTGAGAAGCAGCGATTCTGGATTGGTAGTCATCATTGGCGATCTGCGCGAGAGCGCAGATTATCTCAAATGGATATTTAAGAATAAGAAACGGCGTGCCGAGACATTCGAAACGCATGCAGTTTTTTTTGAAGCGTTCATGGATGAACTAGGTAATGCAATCAGAATTCTTGAATGGCTGCGGGACGAGGAAAAGCGCCGATGACGGACGAACCAGTACAAGGGGCGCCACTCAGGGTCCGGTTGCGCATGCCAGGCCGCACCGCGCCAACCCAGGTGCGTGAGGCTATTGCCGAAATCGAGCGGCTCGATGCCGAGGTGGCGGCGCTGCTCGCCAAGCTGGCCGCCCTGGTGCGCGAAAACGTCACCTTGCGCGAGGAACGTAATGCTCTGGCCTCGGCGGCGCGGGCCATCATCGCAAAAATCGAGGCCTGCACATAAGCGAGGGCAAGATGCCCACCGACGTGCTCGAAATGTGGACGCTGTATGACCACCCGCGCGACCATCCCGGCAAGTTCGTGGCGCGCAAGTTCGACGTCGGTGAGGGAATTTCCCAGGCCACCGGCGAGACGCTGCTGGCGGATACCCTGCAGGCGCTGCGGGCCGAGATGCTGGCCCGCGGTCTGGTCTGCCTCTCGCGCGACCCCAACGATGACCCTGTCATTATCGAAACCTGGATTTAGAAATGGCGACTGGACCTGGACGATACGACGATCTCTGCACCTACGTGCGCGAGCAGGCCGAGGCCAAGGGCGCGATTCTCATCATCATCGGTGGCAACAAGGGCGAGGGGTTCGAGTGCCAGCTCGATAACCTCACCATGGCGAGAATGCCGGAGCTGCTGGAAGGCATCGCGGCACAGATCCGCAAGGACATGGAAGGCATGGGCCATGGTTGAGACGCTGGAAGAATTCATGCGCTCGGTGTCGGCCGCCATCGATCCGATATTCGCGCAGACCGGTCAGATCCTGCCGATGTATCACATCGTCGCCCCCATCGGTGAAACCGTCATCCCGGCGCCGCCGGTCGATGATAAGGATGTTGCGGTTCAGCTCATCCGTTTGCTGTTGGAAAAGGTCGAGGCCAGCCGCGTTTGCTTTGTCGACGAGGCCTGGACCGTCACCCGTAAAGGCACGGCCGACGACCTGGAGCAGATGCGCCAGATGGCGCCGCCCAGCGAGCAGTCCGACCGCAAAGAGATCGTGATGTTCTCGGTCGAGGATATCGCCAAGGGCGAGCTGCTCGGTTACCGCGACATCATCCGCGAGCCTGGCCAACGGCCGCGCCTCGGTGAGCTGGTCATTCATGAGCGCGTGACGATGAGCGTGGGTCGGATGGTCGGTCTGCTGCCGCGGCCTGCAGGGGCAAGGGTGCAATGAACACCGTGAACGAGCTGGTCATCCTGGCCTTGAGCTTGTCTATCGCCGCTTTAGCGGTGGCGATTCTGCAGAGGGTGCTGCAATGAAGCTCGGCAATGAACCGTGGCGGGCGTTGAAACCGGATGCGCAGGCGTTCGACGAGGTCCGCATCATCACGGTGCCGCGCTACAAGCAGAGCGGATTGAGCGGCAATGAGTGGCGCATCTCGGCCAGCATCCAGCTCTGGCGCAAAGGCAAGATGATTGTCGAGCGCGGCGCCCGCGACATCGAGGCGGCCTGCATGTTCGTCGGTGCCTTCTACCTGGATTCCTGCGACAACGGCCTGGCGTTCTTCGGCGGCGAGGATGATATCTGCGACCAGGAGGGCTGCAGCCAGTCGGCGACTGTCACCTATCGGTTGAAAGCGCAGTATTGCCGCGAAGGCCACCGCACCGAACCGCATCAGCTGACCATCCGCAAATTCTGCGACCGCCATAAGACTCGTGGTGACGGCGCCCTGGAGGATGCCGATGATAATTATGAGGTCGTGAAATGATCCAGGTGACCAAGCTGCGTTGCGACCGTTGCGAAACGAATTCGACATTCGATCCGCGCAAACAATTTCTGCGGCAGACCGGTTGGGTGCGCGTGGAGCATGACTTGCAGACTTACGACATCTGCCCGAGCTGCTGGCAGTTCATCGCCGATCATGCCGGGTTGAAACCCAAGGATGAGACATGAACCTGACCCAGCTCATCGACATCAAGGAACGCATTGCCATCAGCGACACGCTGACCCTGCTGCAGCGCAAGTTCGTGCTCGACTGCATCAATCAGGCTTGCGGGCTCAATGCATCGGAACGCGATCCCAACGACTATCCGCGCGACCATAAGCCGGGCAAGCATTGGGCCACCGATAAAGGCTGGGAGGTCATGAACATGATTCCGCCTGGCGCGATTAGTCCGATGCAGCGCGACCTGATGTCAGGCATCATCGCTGGCATGCTGGTCGAGGCGCGCAAGGTCGGTGCCCGCGAAGGTGCCGGTACGCCGGTGCAGATCGTCGGTGATGCATGACCGTCGATAGCGACGACGCCTACATGGCGATGACGATCACCGGCATCATCGAGCCGTTCCTGGCTGGTCGCAAGCCGGGGATACAGTCGGCCATCCTGGCAGACCTGCTGGCGAAATGGGTGGCCGGTCATCATCCGGCGCTGCGCGAGCGGGTGCTGGCCGACCATATTGCGCTGGTGGTCAATTTGATTCCGCTGGCCGAGCAGGCGCAATTCGGGGAGGCCGGACATCCCGGTCGCAAGGACATGGAGAGCGAGGCATGAAGCTCGACAGCAAGCACTATGGGCATATTTTCAAGGCCAAGGATAACGCGCTCCTCGGTGACGACGACTACGTAGTGTTCCGCCCGCAGGATTCTGCCTTCGCCAATGTGCTGCCGCTCTATCTGGAGCAGTGCATCAAGCTGGAGGCGGACCAGGAGCAGATCGACGCCGTCATCCGGTTGATTGGTCGGGTGGACCGCTGGCGCCTGGCGCACCCCGAGCGGTGCAAGGTGCCGGACGCGGCGGGCGAACGCCTGCTGGGTGAGTGATTTAACCAAGGGAGACTGAACCATGTTGGCAAGACCGGAGATCGGAACGCGCGAGCACATTCTGTTATGGCTCGCGGGCAAGGATCCGAATGAGGAATATCTTTGGGAGAGCTATTGCGACTGCGCCTGCGGCCGGTACGCCAAGGAGGTCTTGGGCAAGAGCAATATGTGGTGGTCGGCTTATGCCATGACTCCTGCAGGCACGCCGTTCATGGAGCTGAACCACCTGGCCATGGACCTCAAGACCTTCGGCGAGCTGTACGAGCGCGCCCGCAAGCGATGGTCTAGCGACCGGCAGTAACGTCACCCCGACCAGTCGGTCGCAGGGAGAGCCGGGGAGCAATCCTCGGCTCTCTTGCTTTAAGGTCTGGCATGCGTCGCACCCTGCTGCTCATCTTTGCGCTCTGGTCGGTTGCCGCCTCGGCGCAGGAGCGCAGGGTGAGCATGGACGGCGAGCAGATGACGGCGACGGTCAGCGGCGACCACATCGAGATCCGTTATGTCAGCCCGCCGGTGGCATTGCGCGAGCTGGGGGTGAGCGCGGACACCCTGCTGGTGCGCGGGCAGTGGGAGGCCGGCATCTTTACCGGCGAGGCCTACGCCTTTGCGCCAGGGTGCCCGGCCGGGGTGCCCTACCCGGTGCGGGGCATGGTCGACCAGGTCGGCAACCTGCTGGTGCTCGGGCCTTCGCCCAGCTCAATCAAGGACTGCAAGCCCGAGGCCCTGGCCTGGACCGCCAGCTCCATCCTGCGGTTCGAGCCGGTCGGTGGGAGCGCTCGGCCGGAGCGCAAATCGGAGGTCAAGGCCAAGCCGAAACCGAAGCCCAAACCTCGGCCGCCGGTGCGCCCAGCGCAACCCCAGCTCCGGCAACCATGGGAGAATCAGTGGCAATGGCGGTGGTGATGTTAATTATTGTGGATGCGAATTTTTTAACATATAGCTTGAACCTATCGGCTGCTGGGACGTTGTGGCCTAGTTGAAAATATTTTTCGAGGATGGAAAGGGGGATAATCATGCGCCGAACCGTCACCAGCCCGCGCCACAAAGCCCTGGTCACCCTGATTAGGACCGAGCGCGAGGCCGCGGGCATGAGACAAGAGGATGTGGCCGCCAAGCTCGGTCAAAACTATATGTGGATGCAGCGGGTCGAGAGCGGCGAGCGCAGGATCGACGTGGTCGAGTTCTGCGCGCTGGCGTCCGTCATCGGTTTCGATGCCCGCAAGGCCATCACCCGGTTGTTTGAGCTGCGCGCCTAACTTGCATATTCGATTTTTTTCGCATATCGTGCTTGGCAGAAGGCAGAGCACGGGAGTGCGAGCCATGTTACAAGCAGCCATCCTCATGTTCGCCATGTGTGCCACACCCATCGGTGGGCCGATGAAAGTCATCGACACCTGCACCGCTCTGGGCGAATGCGTCTGCGATCTACCCGCGTCTCAGATCCGCTACAAGCCGGAGGCCTCGGCGGAACGATCCTGCCGCGACCTTGTTGGCCGGGAGCAGTACGAGGGCGAGGGCCGCAGTCATGAGGGCCAGATGAATGTTCATCGGTTCTCTGACTGCATGATGCAGAAATAACCGGCTCTGTGCAGGTCGTTTGCCCCCCATCCGTCTGCACAGTCAAGGCGCCGCTGGGGCCTCCCATGCCCCAACATGGTCCCGGCGGCGCACATTTTGGTTTCACCAAGGATGAGGGATCACGACCGGCTGCGTCGCCTTCTGGTCGGTCGCGGTGGGGAGGGGCCGGAGGGCGACAACTCCGGTCCTTTTTCCTTTAAAAAACCCCCGGTTGTCAGCCGGGGGCCTTGGCATCCAGCTCCAGCAGCTCAGATGTTTGCGAGCCTGCGCTGGGTCGCATAGAGCGGCGACAGCTCGGGACGGGCCGCAATCAGTTTCTTGATCGCGGCGTCGTCGATGCCAAGCTGCTTGTAGGTCGCGAGCATCAGATGGTCGCCCATCCCGGTTGCAACCTGCTTCTGCATCGCCACCAGTTCCGAGGTGATCTTGAGGCGGAAATCCATCCGTGCCTTTTCCTCGGCGGTCAGCTCCTCGGTGTCGACACTGTTCAATGCCTTGACCTTGCGGTTGGTCGAGATGGTGGCGTTGGCCTGCTTGTCATACATCGTCTGCGGCGAGGCCTCATCCATCAGGTGCTCGTAGAGCGACTGAACGACATAGGCGCCGTAGTCCTCTTTCTTAATATAGAACGGCGTGACCGCATCGACGCCGCCCTTGTTCAAGCGGTAGACGGTGGCGTTAATCATCTTGTCGTCATCGTCCTCGATGGCCAGCTGCGGCCCAAAGATCGGGTCGCGCTGGTAGCCATTCGTTCCGGCCAGAAGATCGGCCGCTGCCTTGAGAATTGCGGCGGTGTCGAGCTTGGTGCCAAGAACGAACTTGCCGATAAACTGATCGGCGGCAGGCTTGTACGCATTTCTGGCCATGATATTTTATCTCCTGTAAGATGGCCTACACGGTGCGGAAAGTTTTCCGCATTTGCTCGATTGACTTTGCGAGACTATCGAGCGTCCCCCCGATATCGCCAAAGTTGACGTTACCGGGGGCTTCCTTCCAAAGTCTTTCCAACTTTAGACAGGAACTTAGGAGCGACCGTGCTGATGCGCGGGCGCAGCGAACCTCGGCCTTGATTTGCAGGCCGACCTGTTGGGCGAGAAATTCTTGTTTCTCCTGTTCGTCGATATCGCGCTGCTGCTTGGCAGCTTCGCGCACGAACGTGTTCACGTAGGCTTTGATGAAGGGCGCGCCCTGCTGGCGCTTTTTGAATCCGGCATGCGTCTCGGCGACGATGGCCTCGGCCAGCTCCATCTGCGCATTGACTGGAATGAACCGCTGCGCAGCCTCGGTGGTGATGGCTTCCTTGAAGGCGCTGAATTGATGATCGTTAGCGAAGATGGCGGCGCATTTCTCGTCCAGGATGCGCTTGCGCGGCTTGGTCGCCTGGCGCTTGACCGTGATGGTCTTGCCATCGGTGGGCGTGTCATCCGCCTGCGTATGGGTCAGGGCGGCGTCGATGATGTCGTCGTATTTGCCGGACTGTTTCAGTGTCTCGATGGCGTCGCGCACCTCGCGCACATGGCGCGGCGAGGCCTTGGGATCGCCATGGCCGAGATAGCGAATGACGGTGTTGTAGCCGACGCCAGCATCGGCATCTGGATCTTCGCGGCGCTTCAAGAGTCGACCGCGCGCAATGTCGATGGCGTGCTTAGTCTCGAATGCCCATTCAGGTACAATTGTGCCTGAACCCCCCAGCAGCCCGTAAATAATCCGCCTGGTGACCGCGGCGACGTCGTTCATGGCCGCCGCCGCATTGCCGCCGGACTGCGTGCCGTTCTCGGTCACCATGAGGTTGAGCATCTCGTCGTCATCGATCTCGCCGACCATGATGTCGATGGATTTCAATCCAGCTTCGCGGGCGGCGGTGATGCGATGCACGCCGCACCCGGCCTGGTAGCGGTCGGCAACGGGACGGGCTTTGATGCCGCCAAAAAATCCGTGGCGGTCAATCGATGTCATCAACTCTTGGATATGGACCTTGTCGGTCGGAAACAGATTCAAGTCGCGCCAAGGGTTGTAATCAATCTTGGATAAAAGGACGCTGACGGTTTGCATGCTCGGTTCCTGGGGTTGCATCAATTCCAGATTGACGGTAGCCTAACGCCCGAAACCGGCGGGCGTCAACTACAGATTAACGCTGTCAACTATGGATTAACGGGATGCATTGTGGCGAAAAAGCATAGCGAGTTCCCCCCAGAGCGTGAGGCGCTGATGCGGGCCATCAAGGAAGCTGGCGGCTTGCGCGAGCTGGCAGAGCACCTCGGCATCAGCAAGCAAGCCGTGCATCAATGGAAGGACCGTATCCCGGCCGATTACATCGTTACGATTGAGCATGTGACTGGTGTGCTTCGGCAGGAGCTGCGGCCGGATCTGTATCAGGGCATGCGCAGGCGTTAGTCTCCCTGGCTCGGCGCCAATCGGCACCGGCTTCCTTCGATACCATCCGGCGCCTGCCGACCTGCATCTCGCGCGGAGCTTCGCCGCGCCTTTTCAGGACGTAATAGAACCCCTGCGAGATTCCGTGCGCGTCGCAGAATTCCTGGACGCTGTAAGCATCCATTGGTGCGCCCTTGGGCCGTCGTCGTTTGGGTCCTTTCGGCATCGTCTCCTCCTCGGTGCCGCAATAGGGCACATGCAGGTTCTTAAATGCGTTGGGGCGGCCCCGAAGGACCGCCCCTGTGACGCGCTACGCTTTGCCTTGCCTCGGTGGAACGTGGCCCGCTTTGGTTGGACGCTGGCCCCTGGCACTGACCCCGAAGGGCGCTCGCTCTCTGGCTCTGGTCGCTGCTGGCGCGGGATGCCGGCTCGCACGTTCCGGAGCAGAAGATTGCACAGCTCGGCGAGGGCGTCAATTACCGTAGTTTAGGTTAAATAAAGCCGGTGCATATCGGTATAGAAACATGCAAACTGGACCTCGGACTGGATTTTTCGGCTAACTCATTGATATGACACGATGTCGATCACCCTTGTAGGGGACATGACCATCATTTTCATCGTTCATGGGCGTGCAAGGGCATTAACCAGCGTATTGAATTTGCAGGCCTTTCGGTTCCAGTGTATGCAACCGCTTGGCCCCGCAGGAGAACGGTTTTGGGGGTGGACTGGAGCCGACTGGATGCGGGCCAAAATTAATTGGCTGGGGCCTATTGACCCATAGGCCATGATGGGCTATATATGTGGCATGCCGTTGACGCGGCCCAACCAAGGACCTGGACCAATGATGAGATACTTGTTGCTGGCGGCGGTCGCGGCGATGGCCTTAGCCACGCCGGTGATGGCCGGATCGGCGGGTAATACCCCCCAGCTTGAGCCGGGCAAGACAATCACCTTTCGCGATCCGCGCCCGCTTGTTGTGGGTTGTACTGAGGTTGCCGATGCTAATCGCATCAAGCAGTTCAATCGGCAGAGCGATGAGTTTGCAAAGCGCGAGTTGGTCGACTGGCTCGGTCGCAGCAAGGGTGAGCGCACCTGCATCGTTCTTAATGCTTTGCCCGACACGAGTTGGAAGGTTGTCAAGCGAGTCGTGATGTCATATCGCTCTGCTTATGTCTGCTTTGCAGCGGAATTCGATTTCCGGCCTGTGAGCGAGCAAAAGCAGCCCGCGCCATGCCTCTGGCTTTTCATGTCATGACGAGGATGCACTGATGAAACGCCTGTTGCTGATCGCAGCTGCGGTGCTGGCCCTGGTGGGCCACGCCCATGGCCATGAGAGCAAGACCTACTGGCTCAACGGCAACGAGGTCATCGTTGCCACCTATTCGGACGGCGTCATCGAGGTCCGCTTTCGCGGCACCGAGGATCGTAACGGCGCTCTGATATTCAACGGCGACGGCAAGAATTTCCAGGCCAATGGTTTCGTCAATGGCGATGGTCGCTTTGGTCACCAGACTGGACGGCGCGGCTGCGATTATTGGTTCAATGCCAACCTTTATCGGGCTCCGGAAGGCTTGGTGATCTCGGCCAATAAATCCTGGGAGATGGCCAAATGCCGAGTCGTGCTGCGCGAGGTGCCGCTGGTGCATCCCAATCCAGGCATCGTTCCAAAGGACAGGAGTGAACCATGACCAGCCTACAGACCAGAGACTCGCGGGTGCGGCTCGATCCGCAGCGCAAGCCTTACAAGGTGTCGCTCGACCGTGGGCTCACGCTCGGCTACCGCAAGCCGGTCGCAGGTCCAGGCGCGTGGGTGGTCATCGGCTCCGATGGTCAGGGCGGGCAATGGACCGACACGTTCGCGCAGGCCGACGATGAGGGGCCTGCGGACGGTGTGGCCATCATGAGCTATGGCGAGGCCAGGCGCCGGGCCGAGGAGCTGGCCCGCGGCCGCGGCAATGCGGTGCTGGCGGCCTCTCGGCCGGTGACCATCGACGAGGCGCTGACCAATTACGCCATCGACCTGGCGGCGCGTGGCGGGAATGTTGGCAATGCTCGGCATGTCCGGTTCCATCTGCCGGAGGCGCTGTTGCCGGAGCTGCTCTCGCGGGTGACCTCCAAGCAGCTCGCGGCCTGGCGGCTGGCCTTGCTGCAGGGCGGCATGAAGCCGGCGACCATGAACCGGCTGTTCAAGTCGGTGCATGCGGCGTTCAATCGTGAGGCCAAGCTCGACAAGCGCATCGCGGCCAATGCTTCGGAGTGGAAGGTCGGGCTCGAATTCATTGCCGGCGCCAACACCGCACGTAAGGCCTTGCTCGGTGATGCCCAGGTGCGGGCGCTGGTGGCAGCGGCCTATGACCTCGGCGAGGCCTTTGGGGTCTACATCCAGGCCCACGCCGAACTCGGCTCGCGCTCGGATCAGATTGCCCGCATCACGGTGGCCGACGTCGAAGGTGATGCGGTCATGGTGCCGAACTCGGGCAAGGGCCGCGGCAAGCACAAGTCGCGCACCGGTGCCACGGCGGTGGCGCTGACTGCTGGGCTGACGAAGCGGTTCAATGAGCTGGCGGACGGCCGCGGGCCGGATGAGCTGCTGCTGGCGCCGTTCACAGGGAGTCAGGTGCGCTCAATGTTCATGCGCGTGGTGACGGCGGCGCAGGTTCCGGAGGGAACAACGCCGATTGCCTTTCGGCATTCGTCTATCGTGCGGGCGCTGCGGGCCAATGTTCCAATCAAGACCGTGGCCGACTGGCACAACACCTCGGTGCGGATGATCGAAACCAACTACGCCCGCTACATGCGCAACACCCACCATGACCTCATTCGTCCAGCGCTGTTGAACACGGCGCCCGGTGAGAACGTGGTGGCTCTGGCGAGGCGCGCATGACGATGCGATTGCGGCTGCTGTGGGCGCTCGATGACGACGGCAGCTTTAACTGTACGTGGGAAGGTATCGTCCTGGCCTGGATGACAGAACGACCGCGCTACTGTGACCGTGGCCATTGGCAGGTGAAAAGCACTCTGGCGGGCCTCGACCATGCCGATGGATTTCCGCGCTACTACATGCAGCGCGAGGTGGCGATCCAGGAAACCGAACGCTGGCTGAATTGGCGGCTGCTGAAAATTCGCGGCGAGCGCTATGTCGAGTTGGACGAATGAAAAGCTCTTACTCGTCTGACGGACCGAAGTGCCCGAAGTGCGGTTTCACGTTCACGCCGGATGAAGGCGTCTACTACGACGAGCTGCGCTACACCGAGGATGAATGCCAAGAATGCAAATGCAAGTTCAAGGTTGAGGTACACAACAGTACGACATGGCGATGTGTTGAGCTGGACGAATGAAACCGCTGCACGAATATCCGCCGTGGGTGCCGGTCTGCATCGGCCTGGTGCTCGGTGCGCTGATCTTCGGCGCCGGCATGTGGGTGGGATGGGAGCTGATACAGCGATGACCAGGCAGACCCTGCTCGCGCTCTGGGTGGTCGGCTGGACGCTGATGGTGGCGGCCGCGCTCGCGCTCATCATCACCGTGGTGGCCTGGTTCGCACTGTAGTACCGCCGGGTTCCTCCCCGCTCTCCACAACCTCGATATACAATCTTGCCAAGTTCAAGGCGATGCACCGTAATGGTGTGTCGCCTTTCTGAGTCTATGGCGGCGGCGATCAAATTCTACCAGGGGCCATCCATGCCAAAAGGAAAAGCGCGGCGGCGCTCGACTACGACTCCAATTGCTGCATATACGCTCAAGGAATTCTGCGACGCTCACGGTTTCTCAATCGGCTTTTACTACGTGTTAAAGAAGCGCAAGCAAGCTCCCAAAGAAATGAAGGTCGGGCGCCGTGTGCTGATTTCGGCGGAAGCAGCGGCGGCCTGGCGCGCCGCGCACGAGGGATAGCGGGGATTTTTTCGGGTTCCTATTGCCTGATCCGTGTGCTCGGGCGCATGGTGGGCTTCGTGACAGCGACGTGAACGGGCGGCGGTTTCGTTCACGAAGGCCCGAAATTCAAAAACGTCATTTTTGCGTATCCCAACCCGCGCAACGGGCCGCTGTGCTCGTTCGCTACCAGGGACAATCCACATGCGTGAAGGCAGCAATGGATTCGACCCGGTCGAGCTGCGTTCGTATCTCGCCGAGATCGACACTGAACACGATGAGCTGGACAGCCTGCTTGGATCCTATCGCGAGAGCTGCAAAGGCCCGCGCGGTCGCATCGCCAGCATCAAGGCCAAGGTGAAAAAGAACGGCGTCAATTCACTGGCGTTCAATGAGCTGGTGCAGAAGCGCCAGGCCGAACGTCGGCACAAGAAAAGATTGGCCGCGCTCGATTTGGCCGACAAGGCCGATTTCGACGAGATGGAGGAGGCGCTCGGCGATTTCAAGGACACGCCGCTCGGTGCGGCGGCGATGGAGCGCAAGTCGGACGAGGTCGCGCTCAATCGTGTCGGACGCGGAGCGGAGGCGGCGCTCGACACTCTCTAAGCCTGCGAGGGTGTCATGCTCGATCACAGCTGCCAGGTTCAACGCGCGCCGCTGTCTGAACATCGCGGCGATTGCTACGACACGCCGCCGGTGGCGGTGCATGAGCTGCTCAAGGTTGAGCAGTTACCGCATTGCATTTGGGAACCGGCATGTGGCACCGGCAACATCGTCAAGGTGCTGCGGGCCATAGGTCATGAGGTCATTGCTACCGATCTGAATAATCGCGGTTGTCCTGACAGTCTTGACCGCATTGATTTCTTGTTGCCGTGCAAGGTCGAGAGCGACGCCATCTTGACCAATCCACCATTCTCGCTGGCCGAAAAGTTTGTTGCTACGGCGCTGGAACGTGCGCCGGTGGTCATCATGCTGCTGCGCCTGGCATTTTATGAGAGCAGTCGGCGCTCGCATATTCTCGATAACGGCAAGCTCGCGCGCATTCACGTATTCGCCAAGCGTCTACCGATGATGCACCGCGCAGGATGGGAGGGCCGCAAGGCCAACTCGGGCATGGCGTTCGCCTGGTTCGTCTGGGACCAGGCGCATCATGGGCCAGCGACCATTGATCGTATCAATGTGCCTAAAAAAATTTTCCCCGCAGAAGAAATGTCGGAAATCCCACCTAACGAGGAGGCCGCGGAATGAGCGAGGACATCACCCGCAATTACCATGGTGGCAATCCGCAAAGCGTCGAGGCCAACAAGCGCACCCGCAAATCGCAGGATCGTGCGCGGGTGCTGCAACATATCTGGTCCTGCGGGCGCTCTGGCTGCACCTGCTACGAGGCCGAGATCGCGCTCGGCATGCGCCATCAAACCTGCTCGGCGCGGTTCTCCGACCTGAAAAATGATGGAGTGATTATCGGTACCGGACACACTCGGCCGACCGACACCGGAAGCCCGGCAGAGGTTTGTATTTTGGCCCGGCCGATCGAAACGCCTGCGGTGACGCAGGCAGAATTGCCGTTGACGTGATGACCGAGCCCACACCTGCGCAGGCGCGCGCCTATCGGCTGCGCATCCGTGAGCAGATCCGCGAGCGCAATCATGAGCGGCCCCGTTGCGCCGGCTGTGGCTGCGACATGCTCAAGTTCGACCAGGACGATTTTGTCACCCCCGAGATGATGGCGCACCCCGATTACAGCTACCTCGGCTACCTCGATTACCGCGCCGGTGACCTGATTTGTTTCTGGTGCATCAGGGGCGCATTCGAGGGCGCCGGTCGGCGATATTGAGGAAGGGCACGCATGACCGACGTGCTGGCCGTGGACCTGGCGACCAACACCGGATGGTGCAGAGGCCATGTGGGCGCCGTGCCGGTGTTTGGCTCGCTGCGTTTCGGCAAGCACAATTCGCGCGACTGCGCCATCTTCGCCGATGCCTTGAGCTGGTTCAGTGATTTTCTGTATCCGAAACCGCGGCCTGATGTGGTCATCCTGGAGGCGCTGCTGCCACCCTCGGCATGGGGCGGCGAGAGCCAGGCCAGCACATTCAATCGGTTGGCAGGTTTGTATTCCATTATGTTGGGTGTTGCGCATCTGCGTAACATTCCTGAAATCTCGACCGCCAGCGTGCCTGATGTACGGGCGCATTTCATTGGTGCGCGCAGCTTGAAGCGAGCGATGGCCAAGCGGGCGGTTATGGATCGGTGTTGGCGGCTCGATTGGCAAGTTAAAAACGACAATGAAGGCGATGCCTGCGCACTATGGTCCTATGCTTGTGCGCTGATCGACCCGCAGCTGGCTATGAATGTGGTGCCGCTGTTCCAACGGAAGCTAATTGGAGATTGGTTGGTTGACTGAGGTTAAGATACCATTTGGACGTTCTGTCGATGATGAGATGGTATCGGTAGATGCCGTCCATCGTGGTCTTGACTGTAATTGTGTTTGTGCTTCGTGTGGTGCGCGGTTGGTTGCGCGTAAAGGCGAAATAAACCAGCATCATTTTGCTCATCATATTGAGCCAGAGCATTGCGTAGCAGCTCGTGAAACCTCTATTCATAAGTATGCTAAGGGGCTTATTTGCGAAGCTCTTGAGCTGCGATTACCAGACAGTCTTGATCTTGGTCAGGTGCGCGGTGCCAAGCTGGAGCCATGGCTTGGTGATATTCGGCCGGATGTGTTGATCGAATTTGATGAGCCTGTGGCAATCGAGATTCTCGTTGCTCATCCAGTGGATAACGACAAGCTGAAAAAGATTACGTTGCGCAAGCTCGCCACCTTGGAAATTGATCTCAGCTCATATCGAAATGCCGATAAAACCGAGGTGGAATGGCGCGATCTCATTCTGCGTACAGCGCCTCGGTTCTGGTTATTTCAGCCCACTATTCTGCGGGAAGAAATGGAGCGTCGCGCACGGGAAGCGGCTGAGCTGCGACTAAGGCGTGAGCGGGAGGCACAAGAAGCGGCCGAGCGGCAAGAAAAAATTAGGCAAGAGGAGCAAGCTGAAAGCGAGCGAAGGAGAAAACATCGGGAATACTTATATCGCCTTGATTGTGAATACGAGGAAATGGTTTCTGCCGAAATAGCAGCGCGAAAGGCTAAACAAGCTCAAGCAAAATTAGAACAGCGAAAGCATTTAGATAATCAGGAGCAACGCTATTTAGCGGGGCTGAAAATCTGCGCCGACACTGCGCGGCACCTAGCGGAATGGGAGAGGCGGAAGGCAGCTCATCGGGAGGTCACCCGATGAAATGGTACAAACGTGACCCTGCTGCTGCCTTGGAGGGCATGATCGGCCTCACTGCAGAGGAACGCGGTTATTACAACACTTTGCTCGATTTACTGTATGCCCGTGCCCCTCGCGGTGAGGTGACTGACCTGTTGGTTGTAAAGGCCATGGGAGAGCGACCGCAGGTTTGGCGACGGGTCAAGGCAGCTCTCATCGCCAAGGGCAAGGTGCATGACGTCGAGGGCAAACTCACCGCAAACCGGGTCGAAACTGAGGTGAAACAGGCTAGTTATCTCATAGATAAGATGACGGTTTTAGCTAATAAAAGATGGAAAAACAAGAAGGTAGTCGATGCGGGGACGCATATGACAACCACAACCACAACCAGATCTAAGAATAAGAGTCCTTCGGACTCTCCCCCTATCTCAGACCAGGGGTTGTTTCCTGATAGCCCTCGCAACGCTCGGGCGAGTGTGAGAAAAAATCCCTATCCAAAAGAGTTCGAAGAATTTTATGCCCACTATCCACTGCACGTCGGCAAGGATGCGGCTCTCAAGGCCTGGGAGCGTGTCACGGAGCAAGGTAAGGCTACCAAGGACGAGCTGATCGCTGGCGCTGACCGCTATCGCGATGACCCCAACCGTGACCCGTCTTACACCAAGCATCCAGCAACCTGGCTCAATGCCGGGTGCCACAACGACGGCCCGCTACCAGTTCGCGGCAACGGTCATGGTCGGGTGATGACCTACAAGGACAAGCGCCAGGAGGATCTCGAAGATGCCAAACGAGCACTCAAGGCTAGTATTGCGCGAGATGACGCCGAAAGAGAAAGCGACCAAGATGATCGACCGTCTGATGGGATCTTACCCTTCCCTCGTCGTTCATGACCCTAAGACGTTTATCGCTGAGTTGGTCGTGGTCCTGATGCGCTATCCACCCTCGGTCAGCGAATATGGAATGACCGCAGCTCGGCGTGCCAGCCCGCAATACATTCCATCCATTTCGCAGATCGAGGAGGCCTGCGAGAGTTACCTTAAGGATCAAACACGGGTGTCGGCTTATGCTGCAGATTGGCAGGATCGTGCCAACACACAATTAGAGCAGCGTGAGCAATACGAGCGTGAGAACACGACTGAATCGGCTGAATATCGGCGTAAGGCTGCGGAGCGCATCTTGGCTGATTACAAATCCAAGACTACTCCAGAAACAAAATCCCAGCTGCAAACATGGCAGCGTTTATCGAACGATGAACTGATGGCGAAATATGCAAAGACCGATCCCTCTCCAAACGATGAGCCGTCCTGAATTTTGCGCGCACTGCAAATGTGGCGGCGGCTTATTCTGGCGCGCCACCTATCTCGGTGCCCCTGATGGTGGCGTACCGGTGCATGTGAAATGTGCCGGCGATTTCTTTCGGGCCATCGACGCCAACACATTCGGTCGGTCAGAAGCGGAATGGGACGATGTCTGAGAACGACCGCACCAACCTGCTGTACAACATCGCGAGCTGGCTGTTCGTGCTTGTGGTGCTGGTGGCGTGGTGGAAAGGACTGTGGTAAGCAGGATTCGGTTGACACCCACCAAGGACCCAGGCCCACCATGCCTGACATCCCGTTCATGCAATTCTTGCGTCCTGATGGCGAGCGTAGGCCTATCACCATCGACATGCCGCAGGAGATCTGTGACCTGGCGCAGGAGTTCATCGCGGCCGGCGGTTCCTACACCAGTGAGGTATTGTCGACGGGTGAGGTGTCGCTGGCTGCTGAATTCACCGTCGATGATGGACGGCAGGACATTGCCTGCTGCGTCTGCTTCAACAATCAAGGGATTCCGCAAAACGTCGAGCTGCTGGTCAGGGAGTCGCACGAATTCATGCGGCAGGTGAAATCATGACAAGTAATGAACGCAAGCAGGAGATTTTACGCAGGCTCACTCCAGAGCAGCGGCAAAAGCTGTACGGCTACGACCAGCGGCACAAGGAATTCATGGCAAGTACAGATAAGCTGCGACAGTGGGAAAATATGCTGATGATCTTTGAGGAATTTTTCGAGGTGTGCAAATCCGTCAATATTCCAATCGAACCGCAGATTCAGCATATCGTCGCAACCTGGAGCGAACATATTGCCAAGGGTGGTGATACCAAGCAATTTGAGAATGTGTTGCGGCAACTCGCAGCTCTAGCGGACAAGCCAATATGAAAGCCACCATCGAGGTCAAGGACCGCAAGGAAGCCGAACAGATTCGCCAAGGCCTGGAGGATCCTGTTGTGCGCGCCCTGGTCTGCATCATGGGTGCGCTCAATGCGCTGCCTTCGGACCGTTCGCGCGCTCGGGTGCTCACCTATGTCAACGATCTGATGAATGAGAAGAATGGGCTGGATGTGGCATGACCGGCGAGAAAGTCAAAATCGGTGGCGTGCCGATGCAGGTGGTGTCGGATGCAGAGGCTGATGCGTGCGATTATCTGATCTGCATGCCATGGGATGACAATTCGCCGTTCAAGGATAATTTTAGGGGCATCTGCTGTATGTGCGGAGTGACCGTGATGTACCGCTGGCATGCGCCACGCCAGCCCAAGCGCATCTGCATTCAGTGTATGACTGAGAACCTCAATGCCGATGATAAAAGCACCGTGGACTGACGAGCAGATTGACGCGCTCGAACGATTTCAACATATGCCTGGTGTGCATCCGTTCACCTGTCCGGAGCACAGCACCCGTGAGCTGGTGGCAACGCGCAAAGGATGGATCTGCCGCTACTGCGAATATACCCAGGATTGGGCGCACGATGGCATGATGCAGCAGAGGATTACGTCGTGAGCAAGCACACACTTGGCGACCAACCGATTGAACCGGCCTACATCGAAAAGATGAATGAGCTGGCGCGATTTCTCGACCGTGAATTCAATGGCGGCCTGCGCGGCAAGGACAGGCCGACCGGATTCGTGCTGATGGTGTTTCCGTTCGAGGATCGTGAGGGTCGGTGCAACTACATTTCCAACGGCGCTGACCGCAACGATATCGTGGTGCTGATGAAAGAGATGGTTGCGCGATTTGAGGGTCAACCGGAAATGACAGGGAGAGCATGAACAACTACGGCAGCAAGCAGAAACACAAGGCCATCGTGCGCGAGCTGAACCTGCGCAAGCGAGTCTATCCGCGCTGGGTCGAACAGAAAAAAATGTCGCCGCATATGGCAGCGGAAGAAATCGCGATTTTCGAAAGTATCGCCTTGGACTACGAGAAGCTCATCATGGCAGAAGCGGAGAGAGTGTTGCTGTGATCTTGGTCACCTGCCCCTGCTGCCATGGCGAAAAAATGCTGCGCCTCTATGAGGAGGATCAAGTCGCTCATAGCTTGGTGTTGTGCTGTCATTGCGCCGGTGAAGGGACAGTGCGCGCCGAGGTCGAGGAGCCCAGAGTAGAAACGACTCTACCGCAAGGATGGCTCAAGCGCGTGATGGCGAGGTGGGCATGAGGCGCGTCGTTCTCGAAAGTCCATTCGCTGGTGACGTCGAGGCCAATCTCGACTATGCCCGACGTTGCGTGCGCGATTCCGTTTTGCGTGGCGAGGCGCCCATCGCATCACACTTGCTGTTTACCCAACCTGGAATTCTCGATGACCTGGTGCCGGAAGAACGCCAGCTTGGGATTGATGCCGGCCTCGCCTGGTTGATTCATGCCGATGCCATGGTGCTGTACGGTGACCGCGGCATGTCACCCGGTATGCAGGAGGCCATGCGAATAGCTCAACGCTGTGGCGTGCCGACTGAGGTGCGAATGCTGGATGCGGTCGAGATTGGAGGCACAGATGTCAACCTACGTGGTGCGGATCGTGCGCTGCCCTGATTGCAAAGGGACCAAGCGAGTCAAGTTGATCGTGCATGATGAGCTGTTGGGCAAAACGGTGCTGACAACGCCGCTCTGTCAGACCTGCGAGGGAACCGGCAAGGTGAAAGGAGATGTTGTCGTTCAATGACGTTGGTCCAGCTCATCGAATTTGCGCAGAAGGGGCAAGCCATGCAGCAAGCGGTCGATGATGCGCTCAAACCGCAGGAGGCCTCGGTGGATGCATGGACCGGGTTGATTGTCAGCACTCTGGAGCGCAAACGCAGAATCGATAAGCAGAACACCAAGGCCAACAACATGGCCGGCTATGATCGCTGGCTGGTCGATGCGGTTGAATTGCTGCTGCAAATCGAGCTACAACGGCGCATACAAAAATAGGGTTTGCAGGACCTCTGACGGCGCATTCCGGGTTCATGACGATGACGCCAGCCATCGAATAACGGCAAGTCAATCTCCGGGGAATGCGTCGTGGCCCGTCTCTTGGGACTTCTCCAGGGCCGTAAGCATGTGAAGTCACCGGCCAAGGTTGACAAGCTGGCAATTCTTTTTTTGGAGCGCCGCGCATGAGCTGGTGGGTTGCGCAGGTCGAAACGCAACGCGAGCACCTCACCCGATTATTGCTGATGCGGCACGGCTACGAGACGTATGCGCCCAGGATCAAGGTTCGCGGCCGAATCGCGTTTTTATTTCCGGCGTATATTTTCATTCGTGCGGAATCTCGATTTTACACCATTCTGTGGACCCCTGGTGTGGTGCGCCTGCTGATGACCGGTGATCGCCCCTCCTGCATGGTCGAGGACGTCATTGCCGGGATTCGCAAGCAGGAACGAGGTGGATTCGTGAAACTGCCATCGACGACCAAGGGCTTGGAAAAAGGGCAGAATATCCGCATTACCAATGGCAATTTTCTGGGTCATGTCGGAATTTACGATGGCATGAGTTCCAAGGATAGAGCGCGCGTTTTGCTCGATCTCCTCGGCCGCAAGGTCAGCGTCGAGTTGGCCCAGCGGGATGTTGTCCCACTAACTGTTGCGTCCCACTAGGTTTTTGGGATATTAGTGGATTCTCCCGCCAGCTGAAATCGCTAGATTATTCAGAGTAAATCCTTGTTTTTTCAGGGAAAAGCCCTGATTTTCAAGGATTTGCTTTGGCGGATGCCATCGTTCCAGGTCTAACCTGTGGTCTAGCCGGCGGGATCCTGCTTTCCTCCATGGGTGTGGCCTGACCTGGGCCAGGGTGTGGGTGGTGCCTTCCTCCCCTACCCTGGCCCCACCACATCCACCCCATGGCCTACACCAGCAACAAGCAACGCTATGCGGTAGAGGGTAGGCGGTCCTATCGTGGCTACCACCTGGCAGCATGGCAACGCAGAAGGGGGCACCAGCTCAGGGTGTTCCCATTGTGTGCAACCTGCCTGGCAAGGGGGTTACTGACACCTGCTACGGTAGCCGACCACATCACGCCACATAGGGGGGATGGGTGGGCGTTCTGGCACAGTGACCTGCAATCCCTGTGTGAGTACTGCCACAACTCAGTGAAGCAACGGGCAGAGGCCAAGGAGCAAGACCGGGGTGGTCAGCGCTACGAGGCCAAGCTTGGCTGGCGTCCTGGCTATGACTACGACGGCAATCCAATCGATCCGCGTCATCCATTCCATGGGCCTCGGGGGAGAGTCCCATCGAGTTCCAAGGAATAATATGGGGGTATGGGGGGGACTAGTCGCCTCTAAGGGTCGCCAACGCAAGAC